AAAAGAATCTGCGGGTGCATATCCAGAAGGAACTTGAGTAGTAGGATTATTGTTGGCATCTACAGTTATAAAAAGGTCAGATCTTTTAGCATCCGTTGTATCAACAAACCTTTTTACGCTACCTGTTGGATATGATATTCCTCTATTTCTTAGCGATGTGTCTACTAACCCGCCGTCGTACATAGCAGGTTTATCTCCAACACGTGCAAGATAGCTATCTAATGTATTTGTTTGTGGTGCCTGTTTGGTAGGAACATACGCACCTACTTGTGCAGAAAGTTTTTCATCTTCATCATTATCTTCTTTATAAATTTCTAAATCATCTTTTGAAAAAGGTACATCCGTGTCTTCGTCCTGACTAAACAATGTATCTGTAGGATTTGTAGTGGACTCACTATTGCCCATTTGCCCGATACTTTCCATTCGAGCTAAACCTGTTTTAGCTTTATCTCTTAGTTGCATAAAAAAATCTAAACCAAAATACCGCACCACATCAGCGGGAACTACGTATTCACCAGGACTTAACTTTGCATCTACGTCATCTCTTACCTCTTCTTGCAATGATCCAACTGGAACAGCATTACCTGATACAGGATCTTGTGTTCCACCTTGATCCATCATTCCACCATCTTCAAACATAGACATTTGATTTTGCATAGTAGTTCCGCCTGTATTAAATCTGCTCGTATATTGTGCTTTTACTTCATAATCATCCGTTACAGGATTATATTCTCCACGCACTCCAATTTCACCACCTGCTAATTTTTTTAACAAGCCTATACGATAGTTAGTTATTCTACCATCAATATCGTTATATTTGTTATCCATAAATTTATTAGAATAAAAGGAACCTTCCGCATCTATTCCAGCATTAAATACATATCCATCTTTAACTGGTACAATAAGATCTAACATTGCGGCTATGTTTGCTTCTTTTTGATTTAAATTAACATTACCAAAAGGTGTTCTTATAGGTACTTTAGACATTGAACCACGGCCTTCAACAGAACCTGTTAAATAAGGATCTTTTTTATTGCCTTTTTTTGAACTAATTTGTTCATCGTTCATGTTGTATCCACCTTCAGCAAATCCCTCGCGTTTACTTATCGCCATTTACGTATTCCCTTAAACCCATTAATTTTTGATACGCTTGAATAGAACCTTGTGCTTTATACATTGTAGCTAGATCAGTTGCTTGTTCTAATGTACGTCTTTGCATTTCTATTTCTAAATGTAAGTAATTACTGAAGTGTTGCCATTGGCGGTTGTTGTTGACCAGTGTCTTCAGCTTGAGAAGGAGTTCCCCCTGGTGTTCCAGTAAACCCTTGCTCCCCCGGTGTTGGTGCTTGTCCTGTTCCAATTGTTCCTCCTCCTGTTCCAGCAGTATCCATGGGATTAAGTCCTGGAGGTACGTTTTGTCCAGGAGCCTGTTGTTGTTGTTGCGTTTGCTGGAAGCCTTTTAAAAGTTCTGCCTGTATAGCTGCCTCATCCATGTTATTAGTAACTTTATCAGGATCAAGATCTAGACTTCTAGCAATTTCTCTAATAATATACTGGAACTTTGCAAAAGGTGCAAGTGCTGGATTGCTAGCAACACCAAGAAATTGCATTAGTCTTTGACTACGTACTTCATTAGCCATAAGACTTTCAGTACCACGTGCTTTAACTTCTAAATCCCCTTTAACTTCAGGATCAAAATTAAACTGCATGTTAAATTGAAATAAACCTTCGCCTAATGGGCGTAACAAATAATCGTCTACATTTTTAATAACAGTCTTAATACCACCAGCCGCAGCACCCATTAGCATAGAAATACCAGACGCTGTTCTACCTACACCCGTAACACCTGTTTGACCGTATGCAAATGAAGGTAGTCCTGTGCTTTCGTCAGCAAGTTGTCGAGCTTTGTCAAACATCTGCATGTTTTCATTCGCTACGTTTGGATACTTAGTCCCAAAGATAGCCTGACCTGGAGCACCTCCTTGCCGTCTAAAAATTTTACCAGGATAAACACTAAGATCCTGTCCCGGCACCAGATTAGTTTCATCAACTTCAATAAGTAAGTTACCTGACAATACAGCATTATCAACAGCCATACGCATGAAACCATTCATAAGAGTTTGTGTATCGTCCATATTTTCAGCAATACCAATGCCAAAGAAGCTATATGGATTTAATTCATACGGCGCTGCTACATAAGGAATGCGCTGTGGCTTAAAAGGATTTAAAACTACTCTAATTAAGTTATCATTACAAACCCAAATGTTTGCGTTAATTTCGTCTGTGTCTGCATACGAGACAGGTAAGTCTAGCCCAAAATCTTCTAGTAATTCTCGATCAACGATTCCCCAATACTCTAGTACTTCAAAACGTTCCACATTTTGTTCATGTGCGTAATCTTCTAAATCATACTCCCAGTATTTTTTGGTGTAACTTTCGCCTAAAGTAATTACGGATTCAATAACTTGTTCTCTAAAGAATGGACGTTTTTTTAACTGACGTAATTGCGTCCTTGACATTTTATGCCGCTCTATTGTATAACGAGCTTCATCCATACTATTAGCGTCAGGATCGGGATAAAAATTCCACACTGACACGTGATTTACTTGAGGAACAACTTTAAATACAGGAGAATACGTACCATCATCATCCCAGTTAGGATATTCTTTATCAACAGCAAAAGGGCCTTTCATAATGCCAGTACCAAATAAAGCCATTTCAAAAGCCGTATTACGTAAGTGTTTAGTAGCGCCGGACTCTTCTAACTGGTCATGGATTAACTTTTCCATTTTCTTTGCTGCAAGCATAGCAGGACTAATAGTAATAGCTGTTGGAGAAGTTCCTGGTCCCTCTTTAACATTTTCTAAACCAGCAAATTTTTTAGCGGCAGCACCTAACTTTTCCATTAAAGATTCTTGGGTAGCACCCGGTGGTAGGTCATTGCCATCTCCCGGATATCCATAGGGACTTACTTCTTTAACTTGCCGTAACTGATCGGTTTCTGCAAAATCAACATGAGCATCAGCTACCACACCATCGGGTAATTCGGTCGGATCAATACTAATAGGAAAGCGGTTAGCAGCCAACAAAACTTCAACAACCTGACCATAAGCAGCTAATGTTTTTGTTTTAGTTACTTTAATAAATACTCGTGACTTTTCTGCCTCAGTAAACTGCACTTCAGGTCCATAGATACCCCTGTAGTTTCTGTACGCCTGAAGCCATCTTTGTTCATCATTGTATCTGTAATCTTCTGATTTAGTAAATTTATCGTTAACAAACGCAATAATTTGTCTTGACGAATAATCTTCGTTTACAATTTCTTTTTCGTCGTCTAGATAAATTGAATCTGGATCAAGATCTGTATCATTAGCCATTTATTATTCCTTAGTAACCAAAAACTTTATCAGCAATAGCAATCCCACGTGTGTGCCTGTGAGCGTTAGGATCATAATCAAAAATACTAAAGCGTGGTCTTGACATTATACCATATCTTAAAGCATCATACAAGTGATCTTCAGCATTAGTATTAATGTCTTCTGGATTCTTTTTGTCTAGTGGTAATGCAGGTAACTGCGATATTAAATTTAAACAAGTATTAAAAAATACAATGCGAGGCTTCTCAGTAAATTCGTCTACTTGTAAACGACGATGAATCTCGTTTTTACCGGCAACACGACTTCCTTTACTCCTATCAGACTGACGCCAACGACATCCGCGTGATATCATTTGTTCTGCAAGCGAAGGGCCTGTATCACCACGTTTATGCCACAGAGAACTGTCTAGTACCCCGTACTTAATGTTTCCGTCTTCCTTCTCTAAGTCTAAAATTTTATCTGCTAGATCGGTAGCTAATACTTTAGAAACATAAAGTTCGCGGTAAACAATTAATTGTTCATCTGGACTTACAGCAAACCATAAAACACCACTATATGATCCGTACCCGTAGTCGCAAGCTCTAAATTTAACCCAGTTATTTGGAATAGTAAAAGGCTCAATTACATGTATAAATCTATTAAACTCTGTAAAAGCCGCGCCTTCTTTAATATCCCAATCGCCATCTAATAGCTGTTTTCTTTGCTGTTCCGGCAAAGACAGAAGCATTGCTTCGTAGTCACCGGTTTCAGATAGATAAGGATTATCTTTTAATCTAGCGGGTATAAACCGTCGTTTAAATAGTGCTTTTCCTTCTTTAGCGTGTCCAGCCGGATATTTAAGTACCTCTCCCGTTTCAATATCTGTTGCTTTAAATGCAACATTATAAGGAGAAGGATCGATAAACATTTTTTTAACCCAAGAATGGCCGGGGCCACCGGGGTTAGTTGTTGCCCGCATGTATACAGGCAAATCAAGGGCAGTGGATCGAAGACGACTTCGCATGTAATTCCAGGCGTATGGAGTCGCCCACTGCGTAAGTTCATCAAAACCTATCCAGCTAAACGCTAGACCCTGATAACGCAAGACATCTTCGTCTCTATCCAAATAAGACATCCATAGTCTTGCGCCAGAAGGAGCGGTCCACTGCATTTTTCTTTCAGACCACTTAATACCCGGTACTACTTTTGGGTACAACTCTTGAGATTTAAAAATTAACTCTCTAAGTTCTTCAGTTGTATGTCGCAACAACAAACCACTAAAGGAAGGATGCTGCATAAAGTTTAATGGATCAGCTAGCATCGCATAACTTTTACCACCACCAGCACTTCCGCCATATAAAACTTCGCGTTCAGACGCAGCAAGAAATTGTTCTTGGGGTCCAGGATTGGGTGAAAAAATTACATTGTGTTGATGCTTTAATTCTTCTACAGTTGCTTCATAATTCTGTGTTTGTACTTGTTTGTTTAGCTCCGACTCTTTGCGTTTCAAGCTTTTCCGCCGTGGCGATCGCCGTTTCGGCATAAGTTGCCCACTTGCGAAGGCTTCTAGCTGTGTTTTTACGTTGTTTTTCATGCTTAATGCGTTTTTGTAGTCCTAAATGTGATATGTAACGCCCCGAATTTTTGGAAAGCCATGCGGCAACTTCTCGGAGCGAGTACTGTTTAAGATAGACTTTAGCTTTTTCAAGCAGATCCAACTCAATTTTAACCGGTAGTAAAATGTCCGGTTCATTTTCTTCAATGGTATACCCAAATGGAATTGTTCTAGCAATACGTGGTACAGGAACCCACTCATCTTCTTCTTTCACATCAGTTGGTTGTGGTAATTTCCATTTACCTAAACTTTTATTAGTCGTCATCTTCTATAACAGGGTCTTTAGGAGGCAGTAAAATAACACCCCCGGATGCTTGTACTTGCATTTTTTCAGTTTTAACAATACCAATACGATCTAGTACCTCACGAGCAGCAGATAATTTATCACGAATTCCTAGTTCAGTCGGATCAACAAGGGCAGAACCAAATGCAACTGCTGCTTTAGGGGCAAGCCGTGCCATATACTTATGCGTTGCTTCTAAAATTTCTTCTTTTAAAGCATTAGTGATAACGGAAGTAGATGTAGTATCCGAATAACCCGCCAGTTTTTTAGCGACAAAAGGATCTCCGTTTGCCTCTTCAAAAAGAACACTTAAGAATTTTTCTTGGTTTTCGGTTAGTACTCTTGCCATTATCCTTCTCTCATCATGTTTGCGAGTTCATACGCTCTGCTTTTAACTTGCGATGCCCACACACTATTTAACATTTCATCTGCGGCAGCATCAAAATCTTTTTCATGAATTTCTGCCCACATACGATAAAATTTACACAATCTAGGGACGCCTAAATTAAATGCCATATTTAATAAAACAATTTGCCGTGTTTCACTTAAATTGGAAACGCAAGAATGAGCAGAATATAATTCTCTTTCAACGATATCGATATCGTTCCCCAATAAATACCTAGCTCCACTCTCAGAAATTCCTTCTTCGTAGACTTGGGAAAGATAAGTATAACCTAAAAATTGAAGTTCGTCAATAGATATCCCACGATCTTTTATGTTCCTGCCAACTCCAATAGTATCAATACCTAAACTATCTTTGTATACATGAAGAATACATCCCTCATGTTTTGTTAGTAACTCTATTAATTTATCGCGCATATCTTTTACCACTTTACTTTATGTGACCAATAACGTGCCGATAGTTTATCAGGATTAGAATCCTGTGCGTTATGCCGTGCATAGTAACTACGTTTACGAGCTTTATCTTTAGATGATGTCGGGTTTTTTCCAGCACCTTGTACGCCTTGCTGACCAAATCGTACTAATTTAATAGTGTCTCCATCTTTAGCTAGTACAGCATGGCTTTTAGTTTTGTGACCAGGAGTACGTTTAGGTTTATTGTACCCAGAAAAAGTCTCACCTCTGTATGTAATAGCCATTAGTTAAGACTACACATAACTAAAGCAAGAATAAAAAAGACAACAATACCGCTTACTCCAAATTTAAAGGTTTTGTTTTTGCTCATAAAGTCATGCCAGAAAGCTACACAATCTTTAAACATAGTATTATTTCCTTACTGTTTTAGCGCGTGTTCCTGTTTTAGGTGCTTTTTTAGGTTGTTCTTTTTCTTTTACTTCTTTAACACCTTCAGTAACACTTTTATTTCGACTACCTAAATATGTGCCTTCATACATAATTGGTACCTTATTATTTTCTTTGTCCTTAGCAATTTTTTTAATAGTTTTATCGTAAATATTTTTAGAACTTTCTTTATCGTCTGTTTGAGTTTTATAATTTTTTCCGTCCCACTTAAACCCTGCCATGCCTAGTTTTCTTGCTTCATTAAACATTTCTTCAAAACTTAAACTGCCAGATTTTTTATTTAACGCATTTATATCTCTTATCTTAGCTGCATATGTATCTGGTACACGAATACTTTTATTGTTTTGATCTTTAATTGTAACCATATTTGTTTCTGTAGAATCTAAAGGAAGCATTCCTATAAGTCCTGCACCTACACCGAATTTGGGTATTAAACCAGAAGACAATCGTTTTGGTTTACCAAACATAGGACTACGTGTTGTACTTGCTAATCTGCCTGTTGTAGCATCTCTAATTTTTTTTACTGCAACAGTTTTTTCTTTTTTATTAGCAACTTTTGTTGCAATACGTCCTGTGCCTTGATTTTGAACACTAGTTTCTTTAAATGCTATCCTTGGAACTTTTCTTTTTTGTCCTGCTTTATCCGAATCAGCACTATAATATCTGCGTTCTTCTTCTAGTATTCTTTTTCTTTTAGTTGCTTGACTTCCTGATCCTCTAATAATTTTAGCGATTTCTAAAGCCAGTTCTTTTGGTACAGATTTCATTTATTGTTTTCCTTATTTCTTAAAAAACTTTTGTGCGCCACGTATACCAAACGAGGCTGCTACAATTACGCCTAAGCTATATCTATACCATTCTGGCATCATTTCCAATTGTTGAAAACCACTTGATACAACTTCTTCACAGCCAGGAATAAAAGCAAGTATAAGAGGAATACTAAACAAAAGGGTAAGCCATTCGTCTTTCCAGCTATCACCTGAAGTCTTAGCCATTTCTAAGTCCCAGGCTATTTCACCTGTAGCTTTCTTTTCGTACACAATAGCTTCAGCTTTTTTTTGAGCTACTTCAGCTTCTACTTTAGCTTTACTTTTTTCTACATAGCCTTCTAAAAAAGTACCTGCTAAAGATACTATAGGTCCAAATAAAGTGCTTATCATTATACTTTTCTATATCGGGCTGTCTTGGCTGCAATTTTTTTAGGTTGAGCTACAAACTGTCCCTTACCCTGTGCTTTAGCTTTATTAGTAGCTGCACGTTCGGCAGGGCTAAGTGCTTTCCATGCGGCAGCGGGTAAGTATCTTTTCTTACCTTTAGAGGGTACATTAGGACCACCTGAAGTTTGCCACTTCTGTT